ATTTTAATAAAGCCACCGAGATTAAGAAGGCAGCATAATGGCCAATGTAGTTGTTTCCGCTATTGCAACCTTTAATGGTAAAGCACTTAAAAAAGGTCAAAAAGAGTTATCAGCTTTTGACAAACAAGCACAAAAACTAGGCAAAACATTTAATCGAGTATTTGCTGCCACAGCAATCACATCGTTTAGCAGAAAAGCGATTAACGCATTTGCAGCGGATGAAAAAGCAGCTAAATCGCTTGCAGTACAGCTAGAAAACACAGGCAACGCATTTAGGGTATCCGAGGTCGAGGATTATATTGCTAGTCTACAAAGCCTATACGGCATATTAGACGATCAACTACGCCCAGCATTCCAGACTTTATTAAACGCTACTGGATCAGTAACCCTAAGCCAACAAGCATTACAAACAGCAATAAATGTTAGTGCTGGTACAGGTAAAGACTTAGCAAGTGTTGTAGCTGCTATTGCTAAAGGTGCTACAGGTACAACTACATCATTACAGAGATTAGGCACAGGATTAGATAAAGCCACCATAGCCAGTGGTGATATGAACAAGATTATGGCTGCACTTGATAAGAAGTTTGCAGGTCAAGCACAAGCTAGATTGAGCACCTACGCTGGCAAGATTGATCTATTAAAAGTATCAGCCGCTAATGCCACAGAGATTATTGGTAAAGGCTTGGTAGATGCATTAACTGCTATTGGCAAAGATAACTCAATAGACCAGGCGACTAACTCTATGAATGGCTTTGCTAACGCTATTGCCAATACTGCTAAAGGTATGGGTGAGTTAATAGGTCAAGTTAAGCAAATTATAGACAGCGATGTTGGCAAGTTCCTGTTGGCTATCACAGCATTATTAACACTAGGCAAGAAACAACTTATATTAGGTACCGCAGGTCTTATTGCTTATGATATTGGCAAGACCCCTAAATCTACTTCTAATTTTACTTATGGTGCTGGCAACCCTAGAGCCGATTTAATTCTTCAAAAGAAATTAACTACAGCTAAAAAAGATGAATATAACATTATTACTGCATCAAATAAGGCACGCACAGAAATAGACAAACTTAAAGACAAATTCGATTTAGAGCGTATTGGACTACTGACCGCACTTAACCAAGCAACCGATGATGAAACCAAATTACGCTTAAGAGCACAATTAGCAATCCTAGATAATAACGAGGCTTTAGCAAAGAAATACAACGCAGAGTTAAATGCTAAAACCGCTGTTGATGCGTTAGCCACAGCTGCTGGCGTTGCTGCCACCGCACTAAATAACTTTGGCCCAGCCCTGTTTAACTCTTTAGGTGAAATGACTGCTAGAGGTCGCAATCAAATAGCACCGTTTGAGAATTACACATATACAGTGCCACAAGGGGCAACCAATCAACAGGCTACTGCTACCGCAACCACAACACCAAGCGTAGGTGTAACCGTAAATGCTGGCACCATAGTTACCGATCAACAATTAGAAGCTGTAATCCAGCAAAACGTATTGCAGTTATTAAAGTCAGGCAACAAATTATTGCCAGTAGGATCTTTATAGTGGCTGTACCTACAGTAAACGCTATTATTAACTTCTCTACTGGGCCTAGTTTTGCCCAGGCAATGATATTAGGCATTGGCATATTAGATACAAATATCTTGGCAGATTCAGCAGCTATAGTGGTAGATGTATCAAATCAAATTAACTACATACAAACTAGCCGTGGCCGTAACGCTTTAGTAGATCAATTTCAGACTGGCTCACTTACTTTAAGAATTGTCGATCAAAATGGCGACTTTAACCCAACCAACCCGCTAAGTCCATACAGCCCCTACCTGACACCAATGAAGAAGGTACAGATAAGTGCAACATACAATGGCACTACTTACAGCATATTCTCAGGCTTTATTACATCCTATGTAAACACTCAGCCAAAGGATGCAACAGAGGTTGCCTATACAACCATTCAGGCCGTAGATGCGTTTCGCTTAGCTTACAATGCACAAATATCTACAGTCAGTGGCACAAGTGCAGGCCAGTTAAGTGGCGCAAGAATAAATAACATATTAGATCAAATCGATTGGCCAGCGACTATGCGTGATATAGATGCGGGTCTAACTACAATGCAGGCAGACCCAGGCACGCCACGTACATCCTTAGATGCGATGCAGACTGTAGCCACATCCGAGTACGGATCTCTATATGTAAACACAGACGGAGAGTTTGTATTTCAAGACAGATCAGTAACCGCAGGATCAATCGGTGGCACAGTAACTACTTTTAATGATGATGGCACTGGCATTCCATACGCTAACGCCAACTGGAAACTAGATGATGATTTAATCTTCAATTCAGCCCAGATCAGCCGATCAGGTGGATCACCACAGACAGCCATTAACCAGGCATCTATTGACAAGTACTTCATCCACAGCTATAACCTACAAGACCTGCTAATGCAGACCGATGCAGTAGCCCTAGATTATGCCCAGGCTTATGTCGCAAGCCGTGCCGAGACCAGCGTGAGATGCGATGGCATCGAGTTGGACTTGTATACCAATAATTACAACTCAGGCATTCTTGCAGCTTTAGAGTTAGATTTCTTCGATCCAATCCGAGTAGTAACTACCCAGCTTTACGACCCTTGAACCAGTCATCGATGCACTGATTCTAAATAACAATATATACGGCACTTTAGACTATAATGTGCTCAGTTACTAAGGAGAAATAATGGCCGCTGGATTAGGATTTAAGGACTTTGTTACAGGCGAGGTATTGACCGCAGCCGATGTCGATGGCTACTTGATGCAAGGTATCTGGGTTTTTGCCAGTGCCGCTGCTAGAGATGCAGCTGTAACATCACCGCAAGAAGGTAATTTTGCATTTACCAAAGACACTAATGGATTATGGTATTACGATGGTGCGGCCTGGGTTGCCTCTGGCGCAACAGGTGATATTGAAGGCGTAACTGCTGGCGTAGGTATTTCAGGTGGTGGCACTTCTGGCACAGTAACAGTTACTAACTCAATGGCAACTGCAATAGATGCTAAAGGTGATTTAATTGGTGGTACTGTTACTTCTTTAGCAAGTGGCAGTTTAAGTGGCACTTCAACAGTTGTTAGCATAACAACCACAGGATACAAACAATTAGTTGTATATGTTAAAGATGTTACCGCAAGTGCTGATTGGTTTCCTTTAATCAGATTAAATGGTGATTCAGGTACAAATTACACAAATGTTTTTACATATATGACTTCAGCAACAGCATTGGCTAGTGATGCATCAAATACAGATGGTTTTTTTGTCGATCAATTAGAAGCAACTGTTTCAGACAATTTCCAAGTTTATACAATTTATGATCCTGCAAATGCTGATACATATAAAACCGCAAACTTTTTAGTTGGTGGAAAACATAAAGGTAATACTTTTAACACACTTGAGTCGGGATATGGTATGTGGAGAAACACCGCAGCAATAACAAGCATTACTTTTACTCCGCTTGGTGGGGTTACTTATTCAACTGGAACTTATGAAATATATGGGGTGAAATAATGTCAAAACCAATGATAAGAATTGTCGAACTTGATGGAACTGTTATTGATAGAGAATTGACAAATGCGGAATTGGCTCAATATGAAGCGGATGTTGAAAAAGGAATAACAATGCAAGCCGAAGCCCAAGCGAAAACTCAGGCTAAGGCAGAGTTACTTGAGCGTTTAGGTATTACTGAGGATGAAGCAAAACTCCTTCTCAGCTAATGCAACCTAAATTATGTGCAGCTGGCGTGCAGTTACGAGATCAAATTGATACCTGGTTTCCAGATAGGTGTACTGCCAGTGATGGGTGGGTGGGCGATAGCCGCCATACCACCAGAAAATCGGATCATAATCCAGACACCTTTGGGTGGGTCAGAGCAGTTGATATTGATTCTCGCTTGGGTGCATCCGAAGGGATTAGTGCTTATCTGGCTGACCAAATCCGAATCGCAGGCAAAACCGATAAACGCATATCTTACGTCATCCACAATCACCACATCGCTTCCAAGTTATTAGGATGGAAATGGCGAAGATACAAAGGCATAAACCCGCACACAAAACACATTCACATAAGCTTTACAAAGTTAGGCGACCTAAACGGCGCAGAGTTCGATATACCACTACTAGGGGGCAAAATTGGCTGATACATATAATATATTAATAGATCAAGGATCTACTTACACTTTAGCTTTAACATATAAAGATAGTGCTGGCGTGCCAATTAACCTTATCGGTTACACAGCTGCTATGCAATTACGTAAGACAATTAATTCAGCAACTGCCACCCTATCGTTATCTTCTCCTTCTTCTGGCATTGTAATCACTGGCGCAACAGGTTTAATAAACATCACCATAACCGCTACCCAGTCAAGAGATTTAGTTGCAGATATTTATGTTTATGATTTAGAGATTACATCAGGATCAGGAGTAGTTACTAGGTTAATTGAGGGCTCAGCAGTCGTATCAGCTGAGGTAACTAGATGAGTGATAACACTTTAACAGTTACTGAGGTAGTCAATTCTGTAACAGTCACTCCTGTAGAAAATACTGTCACTGTTTCTGCAACAGGTTTACAAGGGCCAAAGGGCGACACAGGAGCTACAGGAGCTACTGGGGCGACAGGTGCGACTGGATCATCTGGAGTAGTTACAGTCAATGCACCAATTACAAATGCAGGCACTTCTACAGCTGCAAATCTGTCTGTATCGACTGGCACAACATCTGCTGTTGGAGTATTGCAATTAACCGATTCTACATCCAGCACAAGCACGACAACTGCTGCTACTCCTAATAGCGTAAAAACTGTATCTGACGCAGCAAATTTGAAATTTAACATAATGCAATTTCGTTCTAGTGCATATTATGTAACGCCATTTACCGCCAACACTGCAATTACTTTAGGAACAAATAGGACTTACTATTTTCCTATGTGGGTTCCAAACACAGTAACAGCAGATAGACTTCAATTTACAACATCTGGTTCATTTTCTGGAACTTCGTCTTGTAGATTAGGCATTTACGCAGACAATGGCGGAATACCATCAACTTTAATTTTAGATGCTGGAACTGTATCTTGTACTGCTGCTTCTACACAATATGCAATTACAATATCCCAGTCTTTAACAGGCGGCAATTTTTATTGGCTGGCGTGGAATGCTCAAACAGGCGCGACAGTTAATTCATATCTTGGTTTTACTGAGTCTCGTGCCAACATCAATTACCAAACTTTTAGGGTGAGTGCGACTTTGACTGGCGTTTTAGGATACGAACAAGCTGGAGTAACAGGTGCTTTTGCCAATGCTTCATCTCCAAGCCCAACAGGCTACGGTCTTGGTCTAGCAATAAGGATTGCCTAATGAAACTAATTACCTACGGCATTGGCGGTTATGACCCATCAAAACCAAATAACAATATTGTTGAAGAAATCGACCTACCAGATGAGGAAACAAAATGAATATGAAAAATCCATACGTACTAACACTAGGCGCATTCTTATCAGCCTGGGCAGCATCCAATTTCGCAGCTGACT